GTAATGAAGCCTCGTTACGACTTGGCTTAAAGGTTTAGTTGATTGGGTGAGTGTACAAACACTTTAAACATTGCCAGAGGACGCTCAGGAGTCGGCCCAATCAGCTAAATACGAATACACCCGGGTTACACTTTGTACTGTTAATTAAAGTGGGTAATTGCCAAACCATAAGAGCACGGTGCATTGGATCTACCGCAAGGCCCGCTATTCATGGGCGACTTGAGAAATCACAAAGGCGGGACGCAAACCCGTCTAGATGGAAAAATGCGTGGACGGAGTAACAGCCCAGTTCTATGACTCTTGTGGTGAGAGGGGATAGAACACTTTTGAAAGTATATTACACACCCTGCCCGATAAGACAGGCTCTGTTTTTGAAAAAGTAATGTACTTCCAAAAGCACCCTAGATAAACATCGCATTATTATTTTATCGTTCTTTATTATTAATACTTTATTACTACTTTCTTAAAGTCATTAGCGCAACTAGGGTGCTATTTTGCGCTTGACAATAATTCCCGAATCGTCTATAATACATCATTGAAACAAAAAGCCCAGGTGGCGGAATTGGCATACGCACTGCGTTGAGGTCGCAGGTACTGCAGGTTCGAATCCTGTCTTGGGCACCAAGGAGTTAACATGACTGTGACAATCGCAAAAATTCAAGGTAGAATCGTTGAAGTCATCCGTGTCACTGAGACTGTTGGCTTTAGTAAAGAAAAAGGTTGGGTATGTATCACTACCGATGTAGGTGTACCCGATCGTAAGAAACAACAATTTAAATGGGTTCCTGCAAGCACACGATTTGAGTGGGTCAGAGAATTCGTAGGAGCATAATATGTGGATTCAAAATGTATCGTTGAGTGACATTAAAAAAGGGTTTCATATCAACCCAGGCGATAACGCCATGTTGATTCAAATCGTTGACCCTGCAATGGAGTTCCCCGAACCCTTGTATAAGTTTAAGCATGTTGCACAATTTGAATTCTTGGATCTTGAAAAAGATGACATGCCAAGTGCAGAAGAATTTAAAATCACTGACGACCAAGCAAAGAGTTTGTGTTTGTTATTGAAACAAGCATACGCCAATCAAATGAATGTCATTGTACATTGTGTTGCTGGTGTATGTCGTAGTGGAGCAGTTTGTGAGATTGGTGTAATGATGGGCTTTAATGACACCGAAGTGTTTCGTAGTCCTAATTTACTTGTAAAACATAAAATGATGAAATACTTAGGATGGAGTTATGACGAAAACGAACCTCACACAATCAACGGAATTCAATTGGAATCAGGACTCATTATCCCTAAGCGAAATCCGGAACAAGCTGGTGACATTTAATATGATGCGAAAGAATCGTTGGCAATTAGTTAGTGATGACCATGTTTGGATGTACCCACCCGATATTTCATTGAGTACAGTGGAGTTAGATAGTAGAGTGTATAAAGATACACCCTACGAAACTTGTGTATTCTATGCTAATGGTGAGAGTGAAGTATTGAAACGATATGCTACAAAAGAAGATGCGATTGTAGGTCACCTTGAATATGAACGAGAGTATAATTTGAAAAGGATTAGTAAAAGTGAATTTAAAGTTTAAGGTCACATATAGTGATGTGACAGAAGTTTTTGATACCCTTGACTTGGCTATGAACTATGCTAAGACATTAGATAAGTTTGTAACTATCAAGGGTGAAAGTTTTGAAGTAGTTGGACGATTCGGTGTTGATTCAATCAAAGATGGCAAGTGCCCAGACGGTGTTGCTTATGATTGGAACAAGGCATCACGTATCGGACGAGTAAAGAAGGAACGTGTGTAATGCACATCTTCTATGTGGACGTCCCTAGCAATCACAAGTATGATTGGAGTATCTCTAATTCAGCAGTAGAGGTGTTGAGAGTACAAACCGGGACGTTAGTTGAGTTTGTTTGTAACAATCATGCTAGGATAAGTGAAGGTGATGTTTATCAAGTTGGAGTAGATTCAGAGAAAGATGAATTGTTTTTTCTACTGAAAACAGGGTTTTCAAAAATGAAAACAGAAGTAGTAACAGAGTATCTTGCATACCGCCACCGTGATAAGTGGTGGAACAAACCTAGAGGTTGAGGAGAAGAATATGAGTAAAGAAAAAGTTTTTGTCCGTCAGAGTTCTATTGACCTTGACGAATTGTTTTTCTACAAGGACTTAGACGGTATGATGGCCGGCGCTAAGAAAATTCACGACCAGTTTTATAAGTTAGCTTTCAGTGAAGGGTTGATGGTTGAGTTCGTCACTGAGTGGGCAGGATATGACGGTGGTACTGAGGTCATTGCTAAATTGTATCGTTGGGAAACTGATAAAGAATATCAAGAACGATTGGCATTGATTGCCGAACAGGAAGAAAAGAAGCGTTTACGTAAGGAAGCTAAGAAGGCAAAGGCTTTAGCAAAAGTTTTAGCTGATGAACAAGCCGAGCGTGAACTGTTTGAAAAATTAAAATTAAAATTTGGAGCATAAAATGCCAGCAACATTTATTATTAGTGATACGCACTTTGGGCATGAGAACACATGCACGAAGTTTAAGCGTGAAGATGGAAGTCCCCTGCGACCATTTGCGTCGGCAGAGGAAATGGATGAGTACATGGTTAAAGTGTGGAACGAACGAGTCCGCCCGAACGACAAAGTGTATCATCTGGGTGATGTAGTGATTGGTCGTAGACACCTGCAAACTCTGAGTCGCCTGAATGGTGATAAGGTTCTGATTAAAGGAAACCACGACATTTTCAAGCTGGAAGATTACACAGCACATTTTCGTGATGTGCGTGGTTATCATGTATTGAACGGTATGATTTTTTCACATGTGCCCGTACATCCATCTAGTTTGGAACGATTTGGTTGTAATATTCATGGTCACCTGCATTCTAACAGAGTAATGCGAGACAATGGATACCGTGGACAAGAAATTGATCCACGCTACTTTAACGCCAGTGTCGAATGTATTGATTTTGCCCCGATTCTGTTTGAGGATCTGCAAAAGAAAATCATTGAGCAAGGTGGACATGTAGGTTTTAAAAACGGCAACTTTGCTAGTAACGGTGAGTTTCAAGCAATGTGACATTTTAAGGGGCTTCGGCCCCTTTTTTTATGGCAATAATTCCGCAAGCCTTTGTAGTTGTTCGTCATAGTCACCCATTTCTTTTTGACGAAGCAACTTAACACTAGGATACCAAGGACTATCGTCACGGTCTTGTAGCCATCTCCAGCAAGTTTTATATCTGTCTAAGAGTAACACACTATTGATACCCATTGAACCTGCTAAGTGAATAACACCAGTGTCAACACCAATCATTAAATCTACATTAGCAAATAATCCAGCAGTATCATACCAATCAGTGATATGCTGAAAATAATGAACCACACCTGCATCATATAGTGCAAGTTCGTCCTCATTAGATAGATTTGTTTGTATACTAATCCAATCATACTCAGGATGTTTTTTAACTAATTCAAGTAGTTTATCTCTTGGGTAAGATTTAGTGTGACCTTTCCAACCAAATACGATTCTAGGTTTTGTTTTCTTTCCAAGTATCTTTTTCCAGAACTTAATAGATTCACTTGAGGGCTTGATATAATTATCAATCTTCATAAAGTTTTCATATGTCACATCTAATAATTCAGGTAAGCTGAGTATAGGAGTCCAAGAATCATATTCCGGGGGAGTATCCTTGTTTGTTATTACTAATTGTTTGAAAGAAGATTGGAATAGCCGTTGCAAGTTGGGTTCTGTTTGTATGATAACATTAATGCCTATTTGTTCTAATGCATAGACATATCTGATAAATTGTATGTTATCCCCGTCACCTTCTTCGCAAGTCACAAGTAGAGTTTTACCACGTATATCTTCTCCTCGCCATCTAGTATCAGCACGTTCTTCCAACATATGTTCGTGGTTTCTATACTTCCAACGAGATTCAAATTGACGCCAACCTTGACGCAAATCCCCCATTAGTAACAACGCTATTGCTAAGTTCAACGGTGCTACTCTATCGTTTGGGTCTAAATCAATGGCAGCTTGTAAGAAACGAATAGCACGTGTAGGATATCCATATTCACGTAATATGTTTCCGTAGTTATTATACGCTAATGCCAAATTAGGAAACTCGACAAAGGCAAGGGCGTAGCATTCTAACGCACCCTTTAAATCGTTCGCATAGTATCTTTCTTTGGCTAATTTATCTAGTTCTTCTAAGGTCATGATGATATTTAGAACATCCTAAATATATTGATATTTTCCTAATTTTTTAGTACAATAAATATCTAATGAGTAAAGTATTTCTAACGTTATTTTTACTACCTATTTTAGCTTTTGCTAAGCCTACTTCAGTTGTTTATGATATGACAAACAATACTGTAATACAAGGTAGCCTAGATAAACAAGAATTGAGTATTGCTAGTATTAGCAAACTTATGACGGTTTACACAGTATTAAAAGCAGAACAAGACTTGGATGAAAAACTTACTGTACGTAGTCAACGTACCCCTAATACCAAGTTGCAAAGAGGTATGCGTCTAACCCGTAGAGAGTTGATTGACCTGTCGTTGGTTAGCTCCGATAACATTGCATCAATCACATTAGGTGAAAACTTCCCGGGTGGCATGAGTTATTTTGTATACCAGATGAATAAACATGCAGATGAATTAGGCATGTTTCATACAGGGTTTACAGAACCTACTGGTCTCAGTCCTATGAACTATTCTAGTGTCAGCGATATTGTTAGATTGACTAAAGCAGTTAGCGAATATAAGATTGTGCAAGATGCGGCTAAAGTTCAAAAAGAAATTAATGCCAATGCCGAAGGTATAAAGACAATCAAAAAAGTTAAGAACAAAAATAAAGTTGTACGTGAAGGTGAGCGCAAAATTACAGCACATCCTACAAGTACATACTTTGGTAAACAAGGTATTGTTATAATTAAAACAGGATTCACTAGAGCAGCCGGTTTCTGTATTACAATGCTTGTAGAATCTAACAACACGTTGTATAATATTACTGTATTAGGTGCTAGGTCAAAACAAGAACGTCAAAAGATTGTGGAAGCAAGTTTGAAACAAATACACAACGCATAATATACGACTTTTTTGCATCATGGCATAAATACATTTTTAGAGTAGCGAGCCATGTTGACAATCATAACTTCCCCATCCCACCAATTATTAGAATTCATCAAAGACGATCCTGTACGTCCTGATATCCCAGCTGAGTATCGTGTTTCAAACGGTCGTGCTATTGCAGTATTACAACAAGAAGACAAACCTGACGCAATGGTATGTATCAGTTTCCATGATTTTGTACCTGAAAGCGTAGAAGATTTAGATAAGATTACAGAACAACCTAACACTGCTGTGTTCTATACTATATGGAGCTATAAAGCAGGCGCAGGGAGAGATTTGTTAGTTAAAGCAGTAGAACACTTGAAACAAACTAATCCATCAATTACTAGATTCGTAACACTAAGTCCCAAAACTGAAATGGCTAGACGCTTTCATTTGAAGAACGGTGCTATTATTCTAAGAGAAAATAGCGATACAATAAACTATGCCTATATGGTATGAACGTTGTATTTCATTACAATAAAACAAATCCTAGAAAAGAATGTGAAGTTCTAATTACAGAACTCACTAAAGCGGTTTCTAAAGTAATTGAGTTACCGCAAATCGTTGAAGTTTGTCTGTACCCATTAGCAAAAAATGTGCATGGTGGTATAGACAGAATGAGAGTAAATCGTATAGGAATCAACTACAATCTTCTATTGCAGGACATGCCAATCATTCTAGTGCATGAATTGATCCATGTTCATCAAAAGCACAAAGGCATTTTAAAGATTGA